GCGGTAGTGGTGATGCACCGGAGAGCCGGCAAGACAGTGATGGCGATTAATCATTTGTTGCGTGAGGCTATCTTATGCGCCAAACCAAACCCACGATATGCCTATATAGCGCCAACCTATCGCCAGGCCAAACAAGTTGCCTGGGATTATCTAAAACAGTTCGCAGTCAACATACCGATGGCGCGTTTTCACGAAACAGAACTGCGCTGCGATCTGCCGAATGGTGCAAGAATACAGCTGCTTGGTTCCGAAAATCCGGCAAGTCTGCGTGGAATATACCTTGATATGGCGTGTTTGGACGAAATGGCGGATATGCCGGAGAACTTATTTCCGGAAGTCATACGACCAGCCTTATCGGATCGTGAGGGAAAAGCTTTATTCATTGGTACACCGAGAGGACACAATGCCTTTTTCGAACTATACGAGGCGGCCACCGCATCTAAGGATTGGTTCGCTGCCACGTACCCAGCGAGTGAAACCGGGATATTACCACCCACCGAACTGGAGTCGGCGCGGATTGGTATGTCAGAGGATCAGTATAACCAGGAATACGAATGTTCCTGGGTCGCTAACGTACCCGGATCTATCTTTGGAAAAGAGCTACAAAAAGCGTTCCAGGATGGGCGCATATCGAAAGTGCCGTATGATCCTAGCGTACGTGTGGACACTTTTTTTGATCTTGGTGTCGGCGATTCAACAGCGATTTGGTTTGTCCAGGTCGTAGGCCGGGCCGTACATTTTATAGATTATTACGAGGCAAGAGGTGAGGGATTGCCCCACTATGCCCGGATGTTGCAAGAACGTGAGTATCTCTATGATAGTCACTATGCACCGCACGATATAGAAGTTAGAGAGTTAGGATCCGGCAAGAGCAGACGTGAGATAGCCTGGGATCTAGGACTAAATTTTCGTGTTGTACCAAAGCTGCCTATCGATGATGGGATACACGCGGCGCAGCTGCTTATCGAGCGCTCCTGGTTTGACCGGGATAACTGCAAACACGGCCTTGAGGCATTACGACAATATCATCGTGTGTATAACGAGCGCACACGATCCTTTTCGACAACGATAAAACACGATTGGTCATCACATAGCGCGGATGCTTTTCGCTATGCAGCGATAGGATTGCGTGAAAATAAAAGACAATTTGCGCCAATGCAGCAAACGGCAATGAATGATTACCGCGTTTTATAGGAGATATTATGGGATTTTTTACAGATTTTTTTAACGCGATTAGCAATGTTAGCCAGGGCAAAGGAACAGACTTTGGCCGCCGTACCGGTGCAGCAATACAAGGTATGGCCGACAGTATGCGGTTTTCTGAGCCAACAAAAGTGGATAGTTTTCTTCTTGGCCCAGGGCAATCTGTAGATCCAAACAGAGATTATTTCGCCGAGGGTGTTGCAGCAAACAAAGCGGCTATGGACGCAATGGCTGATATGCGTGATCCAGGCGGAGAGCGTACTGATCCAAATACCGGTCGATCAGTTAGAGAAACAAGAGGACGTGAGGACAAAAGCACACGATCAACAATGACTGGCGGCGGCGGCGCTGGCGGATCCGGTACGGCAAGCGGCACGACAACACAATTAAAGCCACCGGTTGCACCAAAAACAATAGCAGAGGATCCAGCATCGTCCGGTGAATTAGAAGATGAGGCAATGGAAAGCGGCAAAAAAGGCCGTAAGGGAACAATCTTAACATCGTCACAAGGTTTATTAACGGATGCACCGGTGCGCGATAGGCGCAGATTGAAAGGTTTAATAAATTGAGAGTTAAGAGAACCAAGAATATTGCTGGCATGATGGGCCGTTTATCACCACAAGGCAAGACCGGCATATCGATGGCAATGGATATAGACCCTATGGAGCGTATGAAACAGCGGTTTGAGGGTCGTGCAAAAGGCGGAAAGCCTAAAGCTATGAAGCGCAAAACACTAATGACCGGAGGTTACTAATGGCTGCAAAAAAGGGTTTATATTACAACATTAACAGACGCAAGAAAGCTGGTACATCCAGGCCAAAAAGCGAGTCTACCATAACAGCAAAAGCCTATAAAAACATGCAAGCTGGTTTTCCGGATAGCAAGAAAAACAAGAAAAAAGCGTAATGGTCGCCAAGAAATACCAGAATCCAAAGGGCGGATTGAACGCAGCTGGTCGTAAATTTTTTAAACGCACTGAGGGCAGCAATTTAAAATCACCGCAGAAATCGGGAACGAGTGGTCGCCGCGTTAGTTTTGCCGCCAGATTTGCCGGCATGCGTGGCAAAATGAAAGATGAAAAAGGTCGTCCGACGCGCAAGGCACTAGCGCTAAAAGCCTGGGGATTTGGCAGCGTCGAGGCTGCACGAAACTTTGCCAAGCGCAATAAAAAGAGTTAGATATGGAACCATCGAAGTTAGTACAAATGCTGCACAAACGCTATGAAACACTAGCGACACAGCGCAGCAACATCGAGAATAGATGGCAAGAGGTTGCCGATTTTTTCTTACCCAGGAAAGCGGATATCATCAACAAACGCACACCGGGCGAGAGAAAAGATCAAAGAATATTCGACTCCACGGCGCAACATGCGGTCGAATTGCTAGCAGCAAACTTACACGGCACACTTACAAGTCCTAGCGTGCCGTGGTTTTCTATGCGGTATCGAAACAGAGATTTCCAGAAAGTCGATGCGTTGAACGAATGGTTAGAAACATGCACCGATATTATGTACCAGGAGTTAGAAAGATCGAACTTTCAGCAAGAAATACATGAATTATATTACGATCTAGTAGTTTTCGGAACGGCAGCGCTGGCGATCGAAAAAGAAATGGGCCAAGATATTCGGTTTTCTACCAGGCATATAGCAGAAATCTACATTGCCGAGAACCATGAGGGCCGTGTTGATACTGTCTATCGTAAGTACGAGCTAACCGCCAGGCAAGCCGAGCAAAAGTTTGGCAGAGAAAATCTATCGGAGAAAATACGTAAGTCGCTCGAGAACGATCCATTAGAAAAACATCCAATTATTAACGCTATTTATCCACGACAAGATGCTGGAGGATTAGCAAAAGCAGCAAAAGACAAGCCGTTTGCGTCTATTCACTACTGTTTCGACAGCAAAACACTGATGCAAGAAAGCGGTTTTGATAGTATGCCTATCGCAACACCACGATTTACTAAGGATAGCTCGAGTGTTTACGGACACTCTCCGGCGCACACAAGCCTTGCCGATACAATGATGGTGTCGAAAATGGCCGAGATTGGTATTCGCGCAGCACAAAAGCAGCTGGATCCGCCGCTAATGGTTCCGGATGATGGTTATGTTTTGCCGGTCAGAACGTCACCAGGCGCGTTAAATTTCTATAGATCGGGATCAAGAGATCGTATCGAGCCTTTGAAAACCGATGCAAACAACTTGTTGCAGCTTAACCAGGAGGAGAGGCGGCAAGATCAGATCCGCCGGATCTTTTATGTAGACCAGCTGTTAGCCTCGACAGATAAAACTATGACAGCAACACAAACATTGCAGATGCAAGAAGAGCGCTTGCGATTGTTAGGGCCCGTACTTGGTCGATTGCAATCCGAATTACTCAAGCCTCTTATCGATAGGACGTTCGAATTGCTGCTTACCCAGGGTGTTTTGCCGCCAGCACCGGAAGAACTGCAAGGACAAGATATAGATATTGAGTACGTATCACCACTGGCAAAGGCCCAGAAGATAGGGGATCTACAAAATCTAGTGCGTGGAATTGAACTTATGACCGGATTGTCAGAGGCCATACCAGGGATAACTGACTATCTCGATAATGATGGGTTAGTAAAATACATTATAAAAGTCACCGGATTGCCGGCACAAGTCATACTGTCAGATGAGCAAGTAGCTGCGATGCGCCAGCAACAGCAAGAGGCAGCCGCTGCACAACAAGAAGCGCAGCAAGAAATGCAAAACTCTGAGCAAGCGCGTAACGTAGCGCCGCTTTTACAAGCCTTGCAAGCTAATCAAGGCCAGGCTGAATGATGGAGATAGAGGATTTACAACGTATATATCGCGCCGTGTTTACAACAGATGACGGCACAAAGGTATTAGACGATCTTAAAAAAAGGTTCGGTCTATACAAAAGCACGCATGTTCCGGGGGATCCCCATGAAAGTGCGTTCTATGAGGGGCAGCGCAATGCGATGCTCATAATTTTACGAATGTTAGAAGAAAGAAAGGATCTTAACAGTGAATGAAACAGCAGAGGTAATTGAGGAATCTCAATCTCAAGAAACAGTAGCACAAGAAACACCAGTCGCTTTTGCCGATACATTAGGCGACGAGTTCAAAGGCAACCCTATATTTGCAAATTTCCAGGATGTTAATGGCCTGGCAAAATCCTATATGCACGCGCAGCGTATGATAGGAGCGGATAAAATAGCAATTCCTGGCAAGCATGCCACCGATGATGAGCGATTAGAAGTCTATAGAAAGCTTGGATCACCGGCGGATGTGTCGGGATATGAAATAAGTTTTCCGGATTTATTCACGGATGAAGAACAAAGCGCATTTAAAGAAACAGCTTTGGCTAATGGATTAAGCAGCGGCCAGGCTAGCAAGGTTGTCGATTTTTTAAACGATACCTTTACACAAGCGCAATCACAGAACGAATATTCTGCACAACAAATCGTTAACGAAAATCGTGCAGAACTCGAACAAGAGTGGGGCAACGCAATGCCGCAAAAGCTCGAGAGAGCGAGATCGGCGGTTGTAAGTCTGTTAGGCAGCGATGATATTATGGATAATATCGAGTTAGCTGACGGAACATACTTAGGCGATAACCCACAGATTATAAGAATGTTTGCCGCTATAGCTGACCAGATAAGCGAAGATGCCCTGGGCGGCCCTACAAGCGAGCAGATTAGTACACCGGCAGAACTCGAGAAAGAAAAACGCGAGTTGATGGTTGCCGGTTCACCTTATTGGAGTAGTCAACACCCAGAGCATGAAACCTACGTACAGCGTGTTCTGCAACTTAACGAGCAGCTATATCCAGAGCCGGAGGGGTAATCTTAGGATCCTTTCAGGTTAAACTATCTATTTGGGCCTTATTTATAAGACAACCCAGCTTCAATTTTAACTTAAATTAACGGAGGTACTTATTATGAGTACACAAATCACTACGGCTTTCGTTAATCAGTTTTCTCAGAACATACAGTTATTATCGCAGCAAATGGGTTCATTAATGCGAAACACTGTACGACAGGAAACTGTTAACGGCGAAAAAGCCTTTTTCGAGCAGATCGGGTCAGCGGTGGCGCAAAAACGAGCGAGTCGACACGCTTCTACCCCGATCATGGATACACCCCATGCCCGTCGAATGGTCACGATGTCCGACTATGAATACGCTGACTTGGTTGATGACCAGGACAAAATTCGGCTTCTTATTAGTCCGGAGTCAACATACGGCAAGGCAGCAGCGGCAGCTATCGGCAGAGCAATGGATGATGAAATCATCGGTGCTTTAGGCGGTACAGCTAAAACTGGTGTGTCCGGTGGAACTAGCACAGCGTTGCCTAGTAGTCAGAAAATCGCGCATGGTAGTGCCGGTTTGACAATCGCTAAGCTTATTAGTGCTAAAAAGATAATGGATCAAAACAGTGTTGATCCCTCAATCGAGAGATATATCGTTGTATCTCCCGAGCAGATCGAGGATCTACTCAACACAACATCCGTAACTAGCGCAGACTTTAACAGTGTAAAAGCGCTGGTAAATGGAACTGTTGATTCATTTATGGGATTTAAATTTATTACATCCAATCGTTTAAAAGACGATGGTACATCACGACTATGCTATGCGTATGCGCGTGAGGGTGTAGTAATGGCTCTTGGTAAGGACGTGACAGCGAAGATCGATCCTCGACCAGACAAATCCTATTCAACACAAATTTACTACTGTTCAACTTTTGGTGCGTCCAGGATGCAAGAAGAGATGGTAGTTGAATTAGCTTGTAACGAATAAGGGGGGCTAGATCATGGCGAATAAAAATTCAACTTTAGTTAGTAACTTTGAGGCTGATCCCCAGGTTATGAATCATGCACGACAGCATCACGGAATCAAGAGAGTTATACAGGGTTCTGTAGCTCTTGCTGCCGGCGATCTAAGTGCTAGTGATACTGTAATGCTTGCACCAATTCCAACAAACGCAAGTGTTATCAGCATTAAACTATTTAATGACGATCTCGATAGTGGTTCTACAAATACTTGCGACGTGGGATTATATTCTGCGGATGGTAACGTAACGGCGGTCGATGATGACGCTTATGCAAGCGCTATCACTGATTTACGTGCAGCGGTTACAACCGGAACAGAAGTAGCTTTCGAGGCGAGAAACATCAATACAATGGGTCAGAGAGTTTGGGAAGATGCCGGACAATCAAGCGATCCAGGCGGATATTACAATATCGGTCTGACGTTTGATGCAGCTGGTGACACTGCCGGCGATCTCTCCTTTATGATTGAGTACGTCGTAACCTAAATTTAACCAGGGGTGATCTATGTCGAGTGTAGTGGAAATAGCTAATAATGCGCTAAACGCGATAGGAGCGACCAATATTACAGCGCTGGATGAGAACTCCAAAGCAGCGCGTGTTATTAGTCAAGTTTATGCAAACGTCCGGAATGAAACATTCCGCGCTCATCCCTGGAACTGTTTAATTAAGAGGGCCGATCTTGCGAAAGACACGACCGGCCCTACTTACGGATATAGTAATTCTTATACATTACCGGTAGATCCTTTTTGCTTGCGTGTTCTTGAGTTTAGCAATGGCACGTCAACATATCCTTTTGATAATCTGACAAACAATACCGGCGGCAGCGTTTTTGTGATAGAGGGCCGCAAGCTGCTCACAGACGAAGATACAGCAAAGATTAAGTTTGTAGCGCGATCTGAGGATCCAAACGAGTATGATGCCGGATTAATAGGCACATTATCAGCACGACTTGCCTATTCTATAGCCTATGCGTTAACCGGATCGACAACAGTAGTGCAGCTGCAAAAAGCCTTATATGACGAGCGATTGCGTGAGGCTAGATTTATCGATGCAACAGAGGGAGCGCCACAGCGTATTGAGGCAAGTGATCTTATTGAATCGAGGTTATAATGGCACGATCAGCGCCAGCGATCCAATCCTTTACCGCTGGAGAACTATCTCCCAGGCTAGAGGGTCGAGTATCTATAGACAAATATAGAGAGGGTTTATCGGATCTAACAAACATGGTATCTATGCCGCATGGCGGTGTTGCGCGGCGACCAGGTACAGAGTTTCTAGGAGAAGTAAAAGCAAGCAGCGTAAAGACGCGACTAATACCTTTTCAGTTTAAGACAAGCGATACGTATATTCTCGAGTTTGGTGAACAGATCATGCGCGTCTATCGTAACGGCCAGCAATTATTGTCGGCAACTACAAAGACGATAAGCGCGATTACGCAAGCCAATCCAGGTGTTATAACATCGAACTCGCATGGATACAGCAACGGCGATGAGGTATTTATAGACTCTATCGTTGGGATGACAGAGCTAAATTCACGTAATTACAAAGTCGCTAACGTCACGACAAACACATTTACGCTAACCGATCTATTCGGTAATGCCATTAACACAACAAGTTTTACAGCATATGCTAGCGCCGGTAACATCAACGAGATATTCGAGGTAGCGACTCCCTATGGGGAGGCTGATTTACCCAGGCTGCGTTTTGCACAGAGCGCTGATTTGATGTATATCGTCCATCCAAGTTATGCGATACGTACTTTAACCAGGACAGCACACACAACATGGACGTTTGCAACACCATCAATTACCGGTTCGCCTAGTCCTAACCTAAATAATTCTAGCGATAACTTTCCGAGCGTCGTTACGTTTTTTGAACAGCGTCTTGTTTTTGCTAATACGAACAATAACCCACAGACAATATGGTTTTCTAAAACAGCAGATTTTAATAATTTTACAGCTGGTAGCAATGCCGATGATGCGCTGATATATACGATCGCTAGCAACCAGGTAAACGCAATACGATTTCTGACAGCGACGCGCGTGCTTACTGTAGGCACGTCGGGCGGCGAATATGTCGTCAGTACGACGAATGATGGCCCTATAACACCGACAACAACACTTATTCGTAAGTACAGTAATTATGGATCAGCTAACGCGGATCCGGTGCAAGTTGCAGACGTTACCTTATTTCTGCAACGCGGCAATAGAAAGGTACGCGAGTTTCGATTTGTAGGGGATGTCGATACCAGCGGTTATACGGCCCCGGATATGACGATACTAGCAGAGCACATCACTGAGGGCGGCATAACAGAGTTTGCGTATCAGCAAGAACCAGATAGCGTTGTGTGGGCCTTGCGATCCGATGGCGTTTTGCTGGGTCTTACGTATCGTCGAGAGGAACAAGTTGTTGCCTGGCATAAGCATACTATAGGCGGTGCGTTTAGTTCCGGTAATGCAGTGGTCGAAAGCATAGCCACATTGCCAACAGATACCGGTGAAGATGAGTTATACATGATAGTCAAGAGAACTATCAATTCACAAACAAAGCGCTATGTCGAGCGTCTTAAGCTATTTGATTTTGGAACGTCAGCAACGTCAGCATTTTTTGTTGATAGCGGTCTGACCTATAGCGGCAGCGCTGTAACGTCACTAGGGGCATTGCATCACCTGGAGGGCCAAACAGTTAGCATCCTCGGTAATGGTGGATCTCATGCCGATAAAACAGTTAGCAGCGGTACTATTAGTTTAGATGTATCGGCTACAACGGCAGCAGTAGGATTAGGGTATACGTCTAATTTACAGACACTTAGACTAGAAAGCGGATCCGTAGATGGCACAAGTCAAGGTAAGCCTAAACGTATTCATCACATTACGCTGCGTTTATTCAGAACAGTTGGACTAGAGGTTGGTTCGTCCTCGGGCGATGTTGATCGTGTGCCTTTTCGGGATAGCAGCATGGCAATGGATCAAGCGGTTAGTCTATTTACCGGTGATAAAGATATTGAGTTTGCCGGTGGTTTTGAAGAGGACGATCGTATTTTTGTCGCGCAAAGCCAGCCTTTGCCTCTCACTGTCCTGGCATTGTATGCGCGTATGAACACTTTTGATGTATAGGTAAAACATTGGATTTCTTAACAGTATTTAATTTAATATCTGCCGGATCGAATATTCTTGGTGGCATAAACGATAAAAATGCAGCCGATAACGCAGCGGCAGCTGCACAGCAAGCTGCAAACTTTAACGCTAATATTATAGAGCGCGACATTGATTTGCTGGAAAAGCAGCGGCAATTTGTAAACGCAAACTTTGGTGTAAGCAACGATCGTAAAAAACAAAGTTTTAAGGCAGTCCAGGGCGAAGTAAAAGCAAACTATGCCTATGGTGGGATCGATATATCTGAGGGTACACCGATCTCTGTTCTAAGAAAAAATGCCAGGGAAATGAAATTCGAACTCGATACTGACAAGTTTAATAACGACGTAACAAACATGCAGATTGATGACGCGCAAGAAAATGCCAGGTTAAATGCACAACTTGCACGTATGGAGGGCGGATCGGCCGCTGCAAGTTTACGCGCGCAAGGCACTGCAAGTCTTATTAAGAGTTTTGGATCTGCGGCACGAACACTAGCATCATAGGTGATAAATGCGAATACCATTATACACCGCGCAATCCAGGGCAACTAGCGAGGCTCCTGGACGATCAATAACTGCGCGTAAAAACGTACAGCTTGCAGCGCAAACAGAGTTAGCAAAAGCAGCGCCTTTCAGTGCCTTTACTGATGAGGTGGGGGAATACGCAAAAGAGCGTTATAAAACAGTACGAAATAATTTGTTAGCCGAGGCTGATATTGCAGCAGAAGAGGCGCTATTCAAGTTACGAAACGATTTAGAAAAAACACGCGATTACAATAATATACTAGACGGAGATAACCCACGATGGATGAGTGGATCTAATTCTGTAAAAGAAGAGCTACGAAAGAAAGTTGGCAAAGATAATTATAGCCAAAACTATTTTAATACACGATTCAGCCAGCTAGAGCTAAAGCATAGGTTCCAGCTGCGTAACGAAGTCGATCGACAGATACAAATAGCAAGTGCTAATAACTACAGTGCTAAACTTGTCCAGGGCGAGCGGCAGCTTAGTGATCCAAGTCTTGATGCGTTTGATCGTGCTAGGATTACAAGTGACATAAAAATATTTACGAATGGTTATGTTTCACAAACCGGCGCAAGCAAGACAAAGGTAAACGAAACAATTAAAGCAATGGAGTTAGGCGCGACACGTAATGCGCTTACAAAGTTTATTGCAGACCAGCGCGGATCCGAGATTACAACACTTACGGCTATACGTAACGCTATTCGTGACGGCAGAAAAGGAGAGTTACTTGATACTAATCCGATGACTGGTGAGGGCGACTCCCTAGCCGCGCGTGGTTTAGAGGGTGGCGAGGAGCTTTACAAAAGACTTACGCAGCTAGACGACGATGAGTTAGCCAGTGTACTAAAAACGTCAGCGTCTGATATTGCGTCGATATACGGCCCAGGGTTTGAGGAAAAAGCTAAGAAGTCACAGCTGACTAGCATGAAATCTTTGCTATTGAATCAAACGGATACATTGTTGTCACAAATGGAACTAGAGGGTAAAGCCGACAGTGAAGCAGTTTCGAATGTTTTATCAAATATGGATGATTTAATTCTTAAAGATCCAAGTATTGCACCATCATTTAAGGATAAAAGAAACGAGCTTGCGCTTGTTAGTACAGTGGCAGCAACAGTGCGTTCAGCTGATATAGATGGAATAAACACTGTAATAAAAGATTTTAGAGAGGGTGCAGAGGGTTTTGGTGGCGCTGGTATGGATACGGCAGCCGAGCAAAAAGCATTGAAGTATCTGACAAACAGATCCAGTAAGATGCAAAAAGCACTTAAGGATGATGCGTTACAATGGGGCATAGATAACGGATTAGTCGAAGAACCGGTCGAAAACCTATTCAATGAGGATGGAAATTTTGATCCTAATAATATTGCAAAAAGAAATCTTAATGCCGAAACAGTAGCTGAGCATTATGGATTGGCAGTGCCGCAATATCTCACAAAGAACGAAGTAAAATCTTTTGCACGATTTATAAAGAAAAAAGATGTCAATCCAAATGTAAAACTTGCATTTATGTCTGATTTTCAAAAAGCCTGGGGCGGTGCAGCAGCTGATGTATTTCTACAAATGGGCGAGAAAGACGCAAACGAAATATCAGCTTTAGGTGCGTTGGTTAATGCTGGGCGTAACGAGGCAGCACTATCAATTATTAAGGGAATGGAAGAGTTTGACGCTGGGTTAAAAATTACCGGTGAAACAGAACAAAATCTTATGCAAACATTCACAACATTCATTACCGACGACGATGGTGTGAATTTGCTAGAAACAATGGATCCACGCGATCAAATGGCCTTGTATAATTTAGCAAAGGCCCATTACAAAGGTAGGGGACTTGTTGATTTTGATGGAGAGTTGTTTGAAAAGTCTATTGATATTGTATTAGGAAAAGAGGGCGAAAGAGGAGGGATCCAGGAGGTACGCAACACAAAAACACTGTTGCCGCCGGAGATAACCGCAGATGAGGCAGAAAATTTTTTAGATAACTTGAGTGCCGATATGATTGCTGCAATGAATGAGTTTGTCCGTGAAGATGATGCGGAGATGAAATTATCGGATGCAACAATATTAGATATTCGCAATCGTTATGATGACTACGTTTTGAAATATTTTTCTGGTGACGATTACTACATTTATGACAAATCGCGCGAGGTTATTATACGTTATCCAAATGACGAAAACGTATTCATAAACCTTGAACTTATGCAAAGAGAGTTTCCAAACGCATTTACTGAAGAAGTAAAACGAGGTTTGTTTGGATTTGGGAATATTAAAGAATGAGCGCAATATTTCAGAAATATAGAAGTCGCTCTTATCTCGACAAATTAACTGGCACTTCAGAGCCACAATCATCGTTTACGCAAAACTTTAGCG